ACAACTTTGGGCTACAACGCTGATCCATCAGCAAACAATGCTTCAAATGAAGTCACGTTTGGCAATAGTTCGATCACAGCGATTCGTTGCCAAGTCCAGACTATATCCTCACTTTCAGACAGACGGGATAAAAAAGATATTAAGGAACTGCCAGTTGGATTGGACTTTATCAACGACTTAAAGCCTGTCAAGTTTGTCTGGGATATGCGCGATGGCGCTAAGAAGGGCATTCAAGAGATTGGTTTTATTGCGCAAGATTTGGATGAATCGCAAATCAGTGCTGATGCTGAAGCCTATCTGAATCTTGTTTTGAAAAACAATCCAGATAAATTAGAAGCCTCTTATGGAAAGTTGGTTCCGATTTTAGTGAAGGCTATCCAAGAACTTTCCGCTGAAATTAGTCACCTGAAAGAAAAACTAAACGACTAGAGGAAGGTTAGTACAATGACATATACACCAACCGAAACTGAGATTGCTCAACATTTTTCTGCAATGGATGACAGCGTAGATTTAATAACGGCCATAGTGGAAGATGATGCTAGTTTTATAGATTCTGATCCAGATGGCTCCGAGGGTGTAATACTAATGGTCACACGCAATACAGATCATTTAGAGATTCAGGCCGCTAAAGATTGGTACTCCGCGTCGAGCATCTCAAAGACGACGTACACGGATGCTGTTGCCGCTGGAAAATCATACGTCGCTGCGAATTAGTTGAATGAGAAGAGTAAAATGACGACCCCATCCCGTGAGGAGACACTCAATGACCGACTTTAATTTCCACATCGAGAGCCTGGAGCGCCGTGTACTAGATACAGAATCCGGCAAGCAAGACGCCGTCTCAGTTGTACATTGGCGGATGCTGGCAAAAGACGGAGAATTTAACGCTAATGTCTACGGAGCGGTGCCTCTTGGGGCCGTTAACCCAGAAAGTTTTGTCGCGTGGTCTGACCTGACGCCCGACCACTGCAAGGGCTGGGCGTTGGCCCAACTGGCGATGAACAAAACTGCTGAAGCCAACGATCCAGACGCTGAAGTGGTGACGCCCGAGCAGATGGAATCCTGGCTGCAAGGTGTTCTGCAAACACAAATTGACGAAAAGAAAAATCCATCGGTTCTACCAGGATTGCCACCAGCGTGGAATGCCGACAGGTAGAGAGATATTGTCGTAATGTCTTCAATGGTTCCGAATAAAATTATCAAGAAGTGATGGTGTCCGCATGAAAATCTCTGAACAAGTGCAGACCCTGTCCCAAGAGACAGTCGGCAAGCTGTCGGTGGCTATAGGCGGTGGTGGCACCGGGCTGCAACTGCTGCTGGATTGGGGAGGTGCTGTGATTCTCGCCGGGAATGGACTCCTGGTCGCTGGGGGCCTCTATTTAATGTCGGCCAAGATTATCGAAAATTGGTCTGCAAAAAAGAGTAAGCGTGATGACCCATAGACTTGCGAAAACTGTTGCTGGTGTCTTTATCGGGCTAATAATGTTTACGTCACAAGGGTTGGCCGGAGGCCACCCGCAACTATACCGTCTGGTCTTACCGTGCGTTCCAATCTCTGCATGGGTAGAAATGGCCGGCACCAATAACCTTGAGCCAATAGACGCTCGCGTGGACGACGACGGAGACACCTGGATAATCTGGGAGGGCGCGAATGGTGTATGGCGCTCGACGCTTACCGTCTCCGGCGGATCGGTGATTTGCATGCTTGGCGGTCGAGGAAGAGTAATGACACTGGAGAAAAGAAATCTCTAACACCTCGAAAGACCCAAATCGTGCCACCGTTACAATCCAAGTATTGCGCGGCGGAAATGGGGTGCTGTTGCGAACCGTGTTAGCGAACGGCGCTCAGGCCGCACTCGATCTGAGCCGCGAGCAATGTGAACAACTAATCGATGATCTGAGGGCCGCGGTGGATGAGCTATGAGAGACTGGAACTGGAAGAATTTTAGCCCCGACGAGATGCGCTGCAAGGGTAGCGGAATGCTAATCGTGTCCGACCAATTTATGGACAGTTTGCAGCTTCTACGCGAGGAGTTCTCGAGGCCTATGCTTCTGACCTCGGCGTGTCGATCTGCCGCGCACAACCAGTCGGTCGGCGGGCATCCTCGGAGCTTGCATGTCTGCGATGAGCCAGCCAGACCGGAGCAACAGGGCTGTCTCGCGGTCGATGTGGCCGTTGTCGATGGGGCCTATCGCGGCCATCTTGTCTCGACTGCTTGGCGACTAGGCTGGAGCGTAGGCTGGAACAAAACATTCGTTCATCTTGATCGGCGCGACCGCGTGGATCTAAAACAATCAACCTTCGACTACTGATGATACGCTCGATGGCACAACTTGAGAGGAAATACACCATGAACGATCCAAAACGCTGGTTCGAGTCCAAGACCCTCTGGGTCAACATCCTGGCCGGCGCGGCTGCTCTAGCCTCGGCCCTAGGGTACGACTTTTTCGGTGTCGAATTGCAGGCCGAACTTGTCGTCGGCATCCTCGCCGTGGTCGGGATCGTCCTGCGCGTCGTGACCGACAAGCCAATTGTCTGATGTGGTCGCTCCTCGGCTGGCTCCAGGCCGTCGCGAAACTGGGCGCCTGGTTCACGGGCTGGCTGGACCGGCGGCGAATAAAAAAGTACGTCAAAAATGAACTGCTGGTCAAACAACTGGCGGAAATGGAGGAACGTCGCCGCCGTGCTGGCAGTGCTCGGCCTGTCGGGCTGTCTGACGATAAATGGAACAGAGACAATCGTGATCGATAGCGCCTGCGAGGTCTTCGGGCCGATCAGCTACTCCGCCAGCCTGGATACGCCGGAAACCGTGATCCAGATCAGGCGTCATAACGCGCGGTATTTGGCGCTGTGTAAAAACACTTAATTATCATTACACCGTAAAAAGTGCGTGTCTAGTTGAGGGGAGATTATTTTTCCCCCTCAACCCCTATACCGCCGCATTCTTGAATCTATATGTTGAATCGACCTACGCAATATTATTACCCGGACGTTCCCGTTATGGTCACACCGTAACCTGTTGATAAGCCTGGGGGCGGTTCGAATATTACTAAAACAATCAACGCAACAAAACGATAATCCTTATTTCGGCAATAAAACCTATGTCGCATAAGAGATATTTTGACAATTGCCAATGATAACAGGTGTTTAACGCTATATATTGTGTCAAGAGTTTATATCGTTTGAAGTGTTTGGAACGATATTGATCATCTCAACCCCGCCCTGGCCTTGATCCTGATTTCAGCCATCACCGCCAGCCCGTGAAGCTCGAACAGCCGGCTAAATTCGGTGATGTTGGTCTGGTTGTGCAACGCCGTTATGTCTGACGCAAGCCCGTGCAGTATCTCAGCAATCTCCGGCAGGGCGGTCGGCTCATGAAGCGGGATCGACAGCCGGGTGCTTTTGCGGATTCCGTAGGCTTTGAGCTTCTCAAGCAGCCGCTTGTGGTCGTCCTCGTAGTCCGTGACGCCGGCCTTGCGCCTTGCCGCCGCTGCGGCCATCGGCACGATCTTGCCGCGCGCGTCGGTCGGTGATGGTCCCACCATTTATAAATCCCCAAAAACGCCAAAAAGTCCCAACAAGAGCAGCATCGCCGCGCCATAGATTACGGCATCCCAGTAGCTCTTGGCTCGGCTTGGCGGATCGTCGTTGACCGAGTCGAAATGCAGATGCAGAAGGCGCTCGAAGTAGCTGGAGTCGGGCATTGGAGCGATCCGCGAGGGCGGCATCATCCGCCGTCTCATAACGCCCCCGCGAATGACAGTTCATGCCGGCGTTCGAGCGCGACCTCGACGTAATGTTCACGAATAGCGTCGGTGAGGTCGATGATTTCTACCTTTGCGTCCAGGTAATGGATCGAGTGCTGATAGTTCTGGCCCTCGTCGGCATACTCAATAGCCACGTCGTAATCGGCGTGTGACGGTCCCCCAAATAGGTCGCCGTTCTGGTCGTAGAAACAATTTACCCAGAATTCTTCTGTCATATCTCGCTCCTTCCGGTTGGCCGGCCCGGTTGGGAGGCTTGGGGCCGGGCCGGCCGCCAGCGGTGGTAGTCACTCGCTGGGGTGGGAAGATATTTGCATTTTGTGCAAGGAAAAACAATAACTATTTTGCATGAACAGCAAAATATAGAAAATCAATGTTTTTGCAGCGGGGGTAGGCGAGGATCAGTCTGCCGGGCGCATGAGCGCATCAATGGCGACAAAGAGAGCCTCAGCCTGTTTGGGCGACAGTTTACGGATCATCGCCAAAAGGGACTGTTCTATTTTTGACAGGTTATGCGGGCCTACGAAAAGTTCCGAAATGTGGCATTTATAAAGGGATGCGAGTGCTTCTAGGTCTCGGATGTTAGCGTTTTGCTTTCCCGTTTCGATTCTTGAAACCTTGGAATAAGACCAGCCCAGATGGTCAGCGGTTACCTCAAGTGACCATCCCTTCGATTTCCGGAATTTCCTCGCGCGTAAAGCCATAACAAACGACAAACAGCAGTTTATAAAAATACACAATACTGATAATTGCAAGTTTTGCAAAATTTAGCTTGACCCGGATGTGCATATTATGCAAATTCGTCGTATGCAGTTAAGAAAATGGCTTATCCAAAAAGAAATGTCTCCGGCGGAATTCGCCCGACGCATTGACCGGTCGGTCGCCACGGTGTCGCGGGCCGTCAATTCCAAGGTTGTGCCCAGCCGGATAACGATGGAACGCATTATCCGAGAAACCGACGGAGATGTTACGGCGAACGATTTTTATGAGGAAGCCGCATGACCGCCCCATTCCAAACCCACTCCGACACCAGCCGCACCGCCGCCGTGGCCATCCAGCCGCGCGCCGGCACGCTCCGGGCCAAAGTTCTGGCGCATCTGAAAACCTGCCTCCACGGCGCGACCGATAAGGAAATGCAGGCGGCGCTGTTCATGGCCGGCTCAACGCAAAGGCCGCGCCGGATCGAACTGGTCGCCGCCGGGTTGGCCCGCGATTCGGGCGTGCGGCGAGATCGCTGCGCGGTCTGGGTGGCCCGTTGAGCTTCCCCGCCTTCATCCTCGCCTGCGCCGCCGTCGTCGGTCTAGCCGCGTTGGTCCTCTATATCGGTCTGAAACTAATTTTCAGCGGCGGGCACCGGCCCGCCCTGCCAAGAGCTTTGCGCGTGAGGCGTAGAGGCGGGATGCCTCCTCCCTGTGAATCACAACTCGGCCGGTGGCTCTCCGCCGCCGGCCATTTTTGGAGGGCAAATAATGGCGCACCCAAGCGCAGCAAAGGGGGCTCGCGTGGAGCGTGAAATGGTCAAGCGCCATGTCGATATCGGCATATACGCCGAGCGCGTCGATGCGCGGGTCGGCCAATTCAGCGCCACCAAGTCGCACGATATCGACGTTTATGCGCGCGGCCGCGACGAGGCGCCGATTTGTGGCGAGATTAAGGCGCGTAAAAACGGAAAAGGATTCACGACACTGGAACGCTGGCTTGGCGACAACGATTTTTTAATTCTCCGACGAAACCACGCCGACCCGCTAGTGGTCGTGCCGTGGAATGTCTGGGCTGAGCTTCTCAGGAGGGCGAAATGATGTCCACGAAAATTGATTTCTCCAGCGACTGCACCCCGCTGAAAGAGGCAAAAAGGTACAAGATTCTGGAACGTGCGGGCGTGGCGGTGGCGGATCGAGAGGGGGTCTACGGCCCGCCGGCCACGAATTACAGACGCCTTGCCGATCTGATGCAGGCCATCCTGGCCGACAAGCTGCGGCCGGAAGCCGAAATCAGCGCCGCCGACGCGGTGTTGATCAACGTCGCGATCAAGCTGTCGAGGCTGATTGCATCGCCAGACCACGAGGATTCTCAGGTCGATCTGGCGGGGTATTCGGCGCTGTTGAGCGAAGTGGTCTAGCGCGTGATGGGCGCCACGCTCTTCAGCGGCATCGACGCACCGGAGGTTTCCACCCCGGCGATCGACTGGCTGTGGCGCGCGGAGATCGACAAGTTTCCCAGCGCGGTCAGCAAGCACCGCCGACCTGACACTCCCAACCTCGGCGACGTAAGTGCGCCCGATTTCGTTGAAAGGGCGCTACAGCATGGACGACCAGATGTCATTGTTTTCGGATCTCCCTGCCAGTCCTTCTCCGTCGCCGGAAAGCGCCTCGGGCTGGATGATCCGCGTGGCAACCTGGCCCTCGTCGCCCTTGAAGTGGTTCGACAGCTTCGGCCCCGTTGGCTGGTTTTCGAGAACGTGCCCGGCCTGTTTTCATCCGAAAAGGGACGGGACTTCGCTGCCTTCCTCGGGGCGGTGGAGCAATGCGGGTATCTTGGCGCGTGGCGAGTCCTTGACGCTCAGTATGCAGGAGTTCCACAGCGCCGCCGCCGTCTCTTCTTTGTCGGACATCTTGGAGACTGGCGACCTGCCGCGGCGGTTCTTTTTGAGCGCGAAAGCCTGCAAGGGCATCCTGCGCCGCGCCGAGAAACGGGGGAAGGCGTTGCCGCCGGCTCTCTACGAAGCACTGATGGCGGTGTCGACGTAGACCACGCGGCGGCTGGTCATGTCGTAGCTCACTCCCTCCGCGCCGAGGGCTTCGACGCCAGCGAGGACGGCACGGGGCGCGGGGCGCCGCTGGTGCCGGTGGGGTTTTACCCGACAGCCGGTCGCGAGTTCCCAGTTTTTGATGACATGTCCCCAGCCGTAAAGGTTGGTTCAGGCGGATCGTCTGGCAACCCGCCTGGGGTTGTCGCCTTCGAGACCCGCTTCGCCCGCAATGGCCGAGGCGCACCGGATACCGTGGTGCCGCCGCTGAAGGCGCAGAGCGGGCAGAGCGGGAAGGGCGACGCTGCGCCGTGCGTGGTGACCGCCATGCAAGTGCGCCGCCTGACGCCGCGCGAATGTGAACGGTTGCAGGGGTTCCCTGACGACTATTCGCAGATACCGTGGCGCGGCAAGGGCGCCGAGAAGTGTCCAGACGGACCACGCTACAAAAGTTTGGGCAACTCAATGGCGGTGCCGGTCATCGGCTGGATTCTTGATCGGGTGCAAAAGGTGGAGCGCCTGACATGAACGGCTACCAGCGCCACGGCATCAACCACGCCAGCCCATCCTCAATCAATCAGTGGGAAGAGGCGGCGGATGTCTGGGTTGCCAAATACCTTTTCGACAAAAGATTCCCCGGCTCGCCGGCAATGTGGCGCGGCATCGTCACCGAGGACATTGTCGTCGCGACGATCTCGGAGCGGCTGCGGTTCGATGATGCGCTCAAGGCCGGCCTCGCTAAATTTGACCGGGAGGTTGGAAAGCTCTGATGCCCCTAATTCCAGACGCCGCAGAAGAACGAAAACAGGCCACGATCAAGAAAGAACGAAACAGCATCGAACCCATGGCGACGCTCGCCATCGAGGCGCTCGAGCAATACGGGAAGCCGAAGGTCATGCTGACCGGCCAGACGAAGGTCAGCATCAATTGCAACGGCGACGGGTGGAAGCTGCCGCTAATCGGCTATCTCGACATGGAATTCCCCGATCACGGGCTGGTCGTAGACCTCAAGACGACGATGCGGATGCCGTCAGTCATGTCGGCGGGGCATCAGCGGCAGCGTTGCGTCTATGCCCGGTGCAAAGGGAACTCGGCGGTGAAATTCTTGTACGTTACACCGAGGAAAGTGAAGTTCCTGGAAGATGGAAATGTCGAGGAAGAGTTGGCGAAAATAAAGAGCATCCTGAACAGAACTGAACGATTTCTTAGGGCAGGGGACAAGGACTTCCTTGCCAGCATTGTGCCGCATAACCCGCATACCTTCTATTGGCGGGGCGGAGATGAAATTAGAAGGGAATTGTTTGAATGAAACAAAAACGGAAGATGCCTACCAAAAGACAGATCAAAGTATTTTGGTCAGATTACCTGACAAAAGCAGAGTGGTATCATAACGCATCTCCTAAGTTTGACAGCGTGTCAGAACTATTTGAAGACGATTATTGTTTCCAGTGTGGTTTCAAACACACCTTATATCGGTGCCACATAACCGCCCGGTGTAACGGTGGGAGTGACGAGGTTTGGAATATCCACCTTCTTTGTGAAATTTGCCACAGAATAAGCGAATTCAAAGAAGATTATGAATACGATGAATGGTTCTTCGGGGCGCCGAAGATCGGAAATATAACAACCGCCGCGTGGACGGCTTCCGCGCACGACTAGAAAGAGGAATGAGCAATGCCATTAAATCTACCACAAGCTGGCGACGGGGATTTCATCCCTTATTGCGCCTACAATGCCAAGGCCGGCCGTTGGTTCAACAAAAACGAAGACGGCGACATGGTCGAGCTTGACGGATTCGTCAACATCGCCGCCGATTTTGATAGCATCAAAACCGGGTTTTTCCGGTTCATGGAGGGACAGGCGCCAGACAAGGTTTTCGACAGTTCAGTCGGCGCCAACGACGCGGAGAAAGCCAGCGACCAGCACAAGCGCGGGTTTCAGTTGATGGTCTTTAGCAAGAAAACTCTGGGAGGCGTGCGCGAATTGTCTTCCACAGCGGGAGTTTTCAACGCGGAATTGAATAAACTTTACGACGCCTATGAGGAGGAGCGCGGCGCTAACAAAGGCAAGGTTCCGATTATCAGTTGCACCGGTGTAGAGCCGGTCAAATCAAAGTTCGGCACCAATTACGCGCCACAGATGAGGCTGGTGAAATGGGCCAATCGGCCGGTCGAATTTGACGAAGCCGCCGAACAAGGCGGCCATGTCAACCCCGACCCACCAAAGGCCAAAGACGAAGAAGACGACGACGAGTTCTAGGCTCGTTACCTCTGCCCCTGGCGCGAGCCGGGGGTTTTGGCAACGGGGTTGGAATGACTATGACAGATGATGAGATTGCTAATTCGTCTTTTCAATTAATGCGAAACATTGAAGCGGCAATGAATGAAACGCTTGACGAATACGGTCACGACGGCCTGCTTACGACGCTCAGTGTAATCAGTGTAGTCGCCGGTAATTTGGTCGCTCTGGCCCCGGAGAGATGTAGAACGGCTACCCTGCAAACTATCTTTGAACAAATAACCGATGTTTCCATAAGTACCGGCGTTAAACTTAAAGCGGTGGAAGCAAGCAATGATGCCTAGTCGCTACAAAACTCACGGCCCGACGCTGATCGAACTCGGCTATGACATCACGCCGGTCGGTGGAGTGGTGGCGTGACAAAGGAGGAAGAATGCGTCCGTGCGTCACTAGTAATCGCTGAAGAATGGGCAAACACTTTCAACGAATGGGTCGCAAGCAAATCGCCAACAAAACAGCAAATCACCATCACGATATCGATGGCGGCAATTGAAATATTAGCATCCGCTCTTGCCAAGCACGACCCGTCGTCCTACGACGGATACTTTGATATTTTGAAGGCTTCGGTGTTAGCGCGGGTCAGGGGCAAATAATGCCCATGACCGCGCCCATCTTAAAATCGGACCCGGAACAGATACGCCAGCATCTGCTGATCCTGTTCTTGCGTTGCGCCGACGAATACCCCGGCAGCATGTTAGAAATCCGTTGCATTCACCCCGGCACCAAAGCCGTCAAAGCGCAACTTTTCGCCACCACGACGCAGGGCATTGACGCGGGCGCGGCCTGGGCCGTCGAGATGAACGAGGGCGCGGGCTACAACGCCTATGTCGGCGTCAACCCACGCAAGCCCGGCACGTTCCCGGCCACGGCCGCAAGCGCCGAGGATATTGAGATCGCGTTCTTTCAGTTTGCCGACATCGACAGCGAGGAAAGCGTCAAGCTCCTCAAGACAACCCGCCCACTTGAATACACCTTTGCCGTCACCACCGGGCGGGTGCCCAACCCGCGACCGCATATCTATTGGGAACTCGACACCCCAACCCGCAATATGGCGGCATGGCGCGACCAGCAAGCGGCAATAGACGACCACTTCAAATCCGACAGCGTTAAAGACCCGCCGCGCATCATGCGGCTCGCCGGGTCGGTCAATTACCCCAGCGCGAAGAAAATGGAGCGGGGTTACCGCACCGAGGTCGTCACCATCCGCACCGAATACGATGGCGAAGAGCGCGAACCGGTATCGTCCGAGGCGCTGCACGCCGCGTATCCGGCGGCAACGAAGCCGGTCGCCACCGACAACGGCCTCAACCTGCCCGAATATGGTGACCCGAAGGTCGATCCTCGCGCCTGTCTCCAAAATATCGCTGGCGGCGTCGAACTCCATAACAACGCTCGCGACCTGATCAACCATCTGGTCGGCAACGGCACGCCGACGTGGCTGATTGAACAGACCGTTCGTGGTGCCCTTCTGCCGGTCAGTGACGGCGGGACGCTGAACGAGGTGAGCGGGCTGATTGAAT